TCATAGGTTCACCCGTAACTGGCCCTCGCTAACTTCAAGGACACCTTCAAGTTGCTGGCTGATTTCGCTGCCTCTCAGGGCGTAAGTGACCTGAATATGCAGGGTATTGGGTAAGTCTGTTCTTTGGTTCACGTGAATCTCGGTAATATTTGCGCGCGGTTCATAACGCAGTACCCGCTCTTCAATCCGGGTTTGAATCTCTGCCATCAATTCATCACTGATATTGGCAAACAGATAATCATTCAGGCCGCAGCCGTAATTTTCACGCATAATTCGTTCGCCGGGTTCAGTCAGAAAAAGGATTTTCATATTCTGGCGAACATTCTCCGCGCCTTCCGCTATGGCGACGCCGGTGGGTATTTCAGGGTGAGAATCATCTTTTATCGAAAACTGTGGCGGAAATGCCCAGCCCCGGCCATAAATATCGGCTAATATTTTGTCTGTCATGGTATTGCCTTATTATTGTGTTAAGTTGATTTTCGCACCTTTAATATCGACCCCGGATTTTCCAGTGGCTGACAGGGATTTTTCGGCCTGTAGGTTAATTTCCTGGGCATTAATAATGAGATTCTTGCTGGAATTAAGCGTGATATCTTTATCCTGTTGCAGCAATAACGTGTTTTTTCCGCTATTGAGTGCGAGTGTTTTATTTTTATTGTCGAAGATTAATTCCTGTTGGTTATCTCCTTGTTTGATGACCAAGCCTTTCGTTTGATTTTTTTCACTGGGTTCTATTGGGGCTTTATTTTTCGGGTTGTGCATGGAGCCTAATATCACCGGGAAACGGGGGTCGCATTCAAAGAAACCGATAATCACCTCATCCCCCGGTTCAGGGTAGAAGCAGAATCCGCTGTCGTGGCTGGCATAAGGTTTGCCTAAGCGGGCAAAAAGCACACCGTTGGTTAAGCTTAAGGCGGGGATTCTGACCGGAATACGCCCCAGCGACGGGTTATCTTTTTGGTATTTTTCCACGATACCGACATGCAACTCTTTAACCTGCGGTACAACTTGTTCGGTTTCCGGCAGCAGGCCCAGTGTTAGCTGGGTGCGCCAGCCTTGCCGCTGATCAATTGTCTGACTCACACCGCTGATAATCGCCTGACCATCCATCCCCTGACCAAAGCCGCTTAACGCCAGGATATGGCCCGGTTGATAACGATCATTGCCTGCGACTTCGAAACTGCCGGAGACGTTATGATTTCGCCGGTTATCCAGGATGCCCTGAGCAAGGTGTTTAGCTTGCTCGTTATCCAGCGGATAGCTGAGAACCCATTGCCATTCTTGACTTGTCAGTGGTTGCAAATTGTCTGTGGCGAGCTGATTGCGGCCAAGCCCGCTGCTTTTTGCCTGATTGACCTGAGATAAATTTTGTTGGGTGATATCCCAGGACTGCACACTCACCGTTTTCGGGCTGCGCTGGTTATCCCATTGCAGATTTGCCTCAAATAGCACCACATCCTGAGCGTTGGCTCGCGGGTGGATCGTATGGACGGTTGACTGATTCAGCGATGCAGGTGTGACCAGCGTCACGGTATCATTGCCGGGCAGCAGCCAGGTATGGGTGGTGATAAGCCGGCTTTTGAGAAACGTCCAGTCACTACAGCGGAACTGCACCATTTGCTCATGCACCGTTTTAAGCTGAGGCGCTGATTTTATCGTGACAGGTATACCGGCTTGGCTGAATAGCTTTCTAATAATCGCTTCATCACTTTGTTTACTGAATAGTTGCGAGTGGAAGCTGTGAGTCAATTTTTGCAACGGATGTCTGGCGGTCAGGGTAATAATGCTGTCCTGACCTTTAAGCCCAAGCGTTTGCCGAACGATGATCCCCTTAAACAGCACCGTTTTTTGCATCTGTACGATCAGTTCATGATTTGGCCGACAGCTTGTGAGTTCAGCTTGAGTTTTAGCGTCAAAAATATGGCTGGCATCGCCGGCGATACCTAGCGTGATGCTAGCAGAAGGAATGCTATTGATAGCGTGATTGATTGTCAGACTGATAACGGTAAATTGATTGAGCGTTTTGCCACCTATTTTGAGGGTTATCGCAGGTATCTTCATGCATCCCCCTTGGCTTGCAGCGTTTGTCCGGGGGTGAAATCGTCAAGATTATCCAGTCCGTTTTGCCAGGCCAGAGAGAGATAATCAATCCCGCCCGCCAGAGAAGCGCCGGCACCCAGGGCAATCAACGGCAGCGAGAGCATATCGGTTACGCTGACTGCGGTAACCGGTGGTGATTTTAATTGCTGCTCGGTGGCCTGAATAACAAAGCTTTCGTCCGCCACCAGCGATAAGGTGGCGCTGGCCCGCAGGGGGGTGGCGTCCCGGTCAAACAGGGTGTAATCAATGCTGAGGCCGCTGGCCCGGCCGGCGAAATAGCCTTTATTTTCCCAGCGCATTTTGCCCCATTTGATTTTCAGAAAGTGGGGCACTTTAGTGCTGGCATCCACCGCACACAGGGCTTTCAACGTCGCCAGTTGTTTTTCTACCGGGGTGTTGTTGCCGGGCATCGTGGCATCAAACAGCAGGATTAACGACAGGCCTGCGGGTTGGGATAACACATAACGGCTGCTCTGGCTGGCACTGTTAACGCTTTCATCCTGGTGATAGCGGGTTTGATAATCAAGCTGGATGGCATCGGGGTTGTACATCGCCTGTAAACTGCCCACAGCGGTTTTCCCTTCCCGGTCTTTGAAGGCGGTAAGGGTAAGTCGGGATAGGCTGCGTTCAATTAAACTCATAATGGCCTCCTGTTTCACGCAATGCGTCCAGTACTTCCCGTTTCACCTTTTCAATCAGACGGGCGTTATCCAGCGTTTCCTGCGCTAATGTCCGTGGCGAGACCGGATGACTCGCTGAATTGGTGACTTTAGCCTGAATAATCAGCTCCTTAATTTCGACAGTCATACTTTCACTCCTAACCAGCGCATATCCTGATAACGTAATTCCAGCGAGTTCACCAACACGGTGTTGCTATTGGCATCAAAGTCGCTGGTGGACCAGCGCACCGGCAGGGCATTACTTAACGTCCAGCTTGCCACCGGGATTGAATTTTCATTCAGCAGCATAATGACGACATCGGCATAAACCGCTTTCTCACCGCGCAGGACGCGATCAAACACCAAAGTGAGCGGGGTCACGGTCATGACGCCGCGCTCCAGCACCAGACTGCCGTGCTGGATCTTCTCAGCCAGCCAGGTATTTCTGGCGTTTTCCCCGCCTTGACTGTGTTGGGTGGTTTGCAGTTCACGGCTGAGGCCCGATATACGTTGGAAGGCGATATCAAGTGGGCTGGGGATATTATTAAAGAGAAAACTGGCGATAAAACGGTGTGACACCGACGGGGTGTATAAATTGTTCATATTTTGCCCCTGCTTAATTTAACGGGTGATCCCGGAGCGGGTATCAAATGTCAAGCTCAACTCAATAAATTCCGCTGGAATTAACACGGATAGCCTGATTTTCATGATCATTTTCCCGGCTCGCAGATCGGCTTCGCTCATTGATTCATCAATGCCCAGTAATACTTCAAATGCTTGATCTTCCTGGGTGCCTCGCAGTCCACCTTTTAACCATAACTGACGCAGCCAGTTATAAGCTTGACCTTTAAACTTCATCCAGGTGATGGCGTTATTAGGTTCAAAAACAAAGGCGCGGCCCAGTTGGGTCATATGGGCTTCGATATAGGAAACCAGACGGCGGGTTTGAATATAGCGCCAGGGCGAGCCGGGTGTGTTGTCCAGGGTGCGGCATCCCCAGATTTTAATCCCTTTGCCGGGGAAGCTTCGGATCAAATTCAGTGAAGTGCCGTCTCGATTAAAGAGGGTATCGGCTTCAATATAAGCGCGTACCGGGCTGATCACTTTAGCTAACGCCACGTTAGCGGGTGCATTCCAGACGGCCATTTGGTTATCGTTATGCTGGATGACGGCAGCAACTGCCGCGGTAGGCGAAAGCACGATATTTTTTTGATCGCTTCCTTGATAAGCACTGTTTAGCCTTGGCCAGTATACGGCGCCCCACTGTCGATCACTTGAGGAAAATTGCGCTAAGCATTGATCAGCCAGTGCCGGCTCATCCGGGGCATCCAGTAAACCCATCATGCCGCGCCGGCTCTTACAAAGATCGAGTACCGATTGCCAGGATTGTAGCCAGAATTGAATTTTGTCGTGTTGAACGATGTCTGAATTGGGAGCATCCATTTGGTTAAGATAGACAAGATCAGGGACGACGATCAGCGTGATGGCACTTTCTGCGGTAATCGCTTGTTTAACACAATCCTGTTGCAATGTGGTGGTCAACGATTGAAAATCGTTCAGTGGTTTATCTGTTCCCAGTGACAATACATAGGCTTGCTGGCCGCCGTTTTCAAAGAAGTGACGCACTGAATAGTATATTAATCCTGACTCATCAAATGACAGGGTAAAATCGGCCAGACTGGTAAGCTTGACGGCGGTTTTATCGCTGATATGGCTATTTTGAGCGGGTTGGGTATAACCCATAAAAACCGGGACACCGATAAATGCATTATCCTGCTTCTGGGATATCAGGCTCTCCGTTATTGTGACGCCAGGCGGTTTTATGTCCATTATCGTCTCCTCAACGACTGAATAGACGCGGTTGAATACCGCGTCTCAGTACGGTTACTGTGCTACATTTTGCGAAAACTGAAGGATAATAAATTCAGCCGGGCGTACCGCCGCCATACCCACTTTGACGATCATTTTCCCTTGTTTAATGTCGTCGCCGGACATGGTGATATTCTCACCAATCTGGACAAAATAGGCTTCTTGCGGGCTATTACCGGCCAGCGCGCCTTGTTGCCAGAGTTGATGGAGATAGTTGTCAATCGCTGACCGGACCCGTTCCCAGGTGGGTTGGCTATTGGGTTCAAAGACAGCAAATCGCATTGCCTGCTTGATATCCCGTTCTGCGCTATTAAATAAACGCCGAACTGGGATGTAGCGCCAGTTGTCATCGTCTTGCAGGGTACGTGTCCCCCAGACGACAAAACCTTTGTTGGTGAAATAGCGGATAGCATTGATACCTTTTTGGTTCATGGTACCTTGCTCATCTTCCGTGAGCCGTTCGGCTACATCACTAATGCCGCTGAGAACAACATTAGCCGGTGCTTTCCAGACACCACGGCTGGCATCAGTAGCGCAATACACGCCCGCCATGACTGCGCTGGCAGGAATAATGTTGCTTATGTTCTGTATTGCATCAACAGCCTGTTGATAGACACCTAGATTTTTATCTTTGAGTTGCGCCAGATTTTTAACTTCGTTTGATGCTGCATCCTCGTAACCTGAAATTGCGATCAGACTCTCTTCCGCTTGAAGAAGCTGTGAGACTTTAACTGCCGGATAATAAGTTGCGGTTTGTGATTGCACGTTAACGCTGATGGCGGTTGCTTTATCCTGATTGTCAGCGATAAGAAAATATCCGGCATTTAATAAAGAGGTCAGGTTGCCATATATCGTACTCTGATAAGAAGGATCCTGTTCAGGGCAGACGATTAAGGTAATGTCTAAAGCCTGCTCAATTAATTCAGGGATTAATGCCAACGTGTCGGTATCGCTGGTATCAGCAATTGGCAGGATATAACAAGGACCGCCGCCATTTTGGAAATAAAGTTTTAACGCATCACTACTTGTTGTGTAGGTACCGATAGTCACCTCGTAGGTGTAACCGGGTTCTTTATCTTCCACATGGGGAGCGGCCTTTGCAGCGGCAACAACTTCTGTTTCTGTACCTGTATCGTTTTCGGCTCCTGTATTGTCTTCAACTGAGACATCGCTGTCGACGGTTTTCGGTTTTTCAGGAGGAATCGGTGCGGTTGATTTAATCGCTATTGACGTAACACAACCCACATTAAACAGATGAGTGAAATCCAGCCAGCTATTAACGCGTGTCACTTGTGGGGTGGTGCTGGTTTTTTTAGGCGAGAAACGGCCAATAAATACGGGAATTGCCGTGTTCCCATGACTGACAGAAAGCGCCAGTGAGGCATCTTCTTCAATATAGACGCCAGGATAAGTTGGTGTTATTGGCATATTGCCTCCAATTATTGAGCGATGTTCTGAGTGAACTGCAAGATAATAAACTCGGCTGGGCGAACAGCGGCCAGACCTACTTTGACGATCATTTTGCCCTGCTTGATATCATCATCGGTCATGGTGACGCCTTTACCGATTTGAACAAAGTAAGCCTGTTCGACTTTATTGCCCATCAGTCCGCCTTGCTGCCAGAGGCCATGGAGATAGTTATCGATAGCCCGTTGCACGGCTTTCCAGGTGGGTTGGCTGTTGGGTTCAAACACCGCGAAGTTCATGGCGTTTTTAATATCCCGCTCTGCGCTGTTAAACAGACGGCGAACCGGGATATAACGCCAGTTATCTGTGTCTTCAAGAGTTCTGGCTCCCCAAACCAGCGTGCCGCTTTTAGGAAAGGTACGGATCATATTCAGCGCCTTGCCTTGGTTATATTGTGCTTGCAGATCATCGGTTACCGGGTATTTAGGTTGCAATCCGCCTTGAATCGCCACATTAGCCGGTGCTTGCCAGACTCCCCGGCTGTTATCGACACGGGCATAAATACCGGCCATCACTGCACTGGGTGGAATATCAACGGAGGTTTTCTTATCTCCCCATTCAGCGGTCAGCCAGGGGTAATAAACTGCGCCATAAGGAGTGGGAGAATAAGATTTGAGGAGATCGTCTGGTTTTTGATCCGACGTTATTTGAACTTTTGGACCATCAAAAATGGCGAATAAGCCTTTGCCCGGTTTACACAGTTTTCCCGTCACCTCATTGATATCTTCTCCGGCGGCAACCAGCAATGTGACATCGTCGAGTTTTGGCACTTGTTTTTCTAAATCTGTGGTTTTAACGAGATAGCAATATCCACCGCCGTTAATAAAATAGGCGCGTAGAGCAATATCAAGCGTATTAGACGGATCAAATTGTCTGCCTGCGAGTGTCAGATATTCTAACCAGCTATTAATACGGGTGGGTGCATCATCTGATACAAATGAATTTTTGTTTTTATCATCGTCGACGGCAACAGCAAAAACAGGCACTGCTGTTGCACCGGAGCGGACAGAGAATGACGGTGAGGCATCTTCTTCAATATAAACGCCGGGATATGAATATGTTGGCATGTTGCCTCCAATTATTGTGCAATATTCTGAGTAAACAGCTTTATAAAGTGAGTCTTAAGACGCTTGAATGGTTACTCGATCGGCTGTCAGGCTAATTTCCTGAACGGCAACTTCATTGCTGGTGGCATCAAAAGCAGGGGAGGTTAAAGAGGTTGGGAAAGCATTTGCCACATTCCAGGTCATTAAAATTTCAGTACCGGCTTCGTTAGTCAGGCTGATTGAAATATCTTTTTTCTCAACCTGATTAAGTTGGATGGAATTAAGCCAGTCAAACAGTTTCGTATCACCGGAGAAAACACCTTTACGCAGCGTAATATTGATCGCCTGACGTTGACCCGGCATCTTATAGTAATTACCCGTACCGTCCTTATATTCGATGACATCATAATGAATATCGAGCCCTGAAACGCTGTTAAAAGGGATTTTTTCATCACTGATTGAAACAACAAACCGGTAAACAGGAATCGGATAGTCAACAGCGATTTGTTCTGGAGTTGTAGCCATAATTTTTTCCTTGATTAGTTATTTACGTTTGAAAGATAAACAGAGCGCTATCGCCTTGTTTTTGCTGGTACTGAGCTATGGGTATAGCTACCGCAGCAACCTTACTTATGGAGGTTATTATTTATTCTGAAAAAATTTATTTCGCGATTATTTAGTTCGCATTTAATAAAGAGGCATGATTATAAGTAATGAATCTTTTGAGGGAATATTAATTAATAGTGAGTGATAATCATTAATTGGTATGGATGAGGTTACTCATTTTAGATATTGGCGCGGTTTTATTTGGTTTTAGGGGTAGGAAAATTATGAATGGAGAATTATTTTCTGTTTCATCGATTAATTTATGATCAAAAAATCGATAGGTAAGTATGATTATACAAATCGCTATAGGAGAAAATAATCTTGGTGGTATAAGAGGAAAAGATAGTCTTATTGCAGTGCTAATAAAATGGATTTTTTACGGTAGTAATAAATAGATAAAATGAAATCATGTTTGAAGTTAGGTTGTTTCTTTAGGGCGACAGATAATACGTCTATTATAGTTTGAAATTTGAAATTTGAAATTTGAAATTTGAAATTTGAAATCAAGGATTATAACTTTTTTTTATAAACCGTGATTTTGTTTCCGCAAACAACTCACTTAATCGCGTTCTCCATGCTCTTAAGGTGTCATTTTGCTCCCTATAAATAAGAACAAAAATGCCGATTTTGAATATCGGCATTTTGCTGTATAAAGAGAAGATTGATTTAATGCTTTAACGCTTCAATTTTATCCCGGCTCAGTCCGGTACTGGTGACAATAATATCCAGGCTGACGCCATGCCGTAATAAGGCTTGAGCCGTTTCCACTTTACCTTTCTCTCGGCCTAGTTCAATACCTCGCTCAAGCCCTTTTTGTTCAAGCTGTTCTGCAATAGTCATCAACATCGTTTCATGCTCCGGAGATTGTTCAATCAGTTGATGGACAAATTGGGAGAGATCCAGCGTATGTCCATTCAGTAAAATATAGCGTAATACCACATTGCGCTGCTCGGCTGTATTATACCCTGTATTCAAGAGTTCCACCAATTGGGGGACCCATTCAAGCATATCCCGGCAGAAAATACCCTTATAATTAAAATATTAATATAAAAAAATTAATTAAATAAAAATTCATCAATAATAAATACCAGAATGTACACATGCATGTACAAACAAAAAAAGCACTTAATATGGAGTGTAGCGATAGATTTCTTAATATAAAACCGATCACCCGGCTTTGTTATTTACCGGAAAATATTTATATATCGTAGATAATGATGTGTTGTAAATTAATGCCAACTCTTTCCGACTATGACCTTTCGTAAGTAATCTTGCAGCTTGTTGCTGTTCAACGAATGAAAATGACACCGGCCTGCCCCCAACTCTTCCCTGAGCACGAGCGGCTATCAACCCAGCATTCGTCCTTTCAACAATCAATTCACGTTCTATTTCTGCCAGTGCACTCATCACATGAAAGAAGAACCGGCCCATAGCAGTACTGGTGTCAATGCTATCGGTCAGACTTTGAAAGTGAATGCCACGTTCTTTCAAATGCGCATTCAACGCAATAAGATTCTGAACACTACGCCCCAGCCGATCTAACTTCCAAACAACCAGCGTATCCCCCGCTTGTAAGCATTCAAATGCTTGTTTCAATCCCGGTCTGTCCGCTGTCCTGCCACTGATTTTATCTTCAAAAATATGTTCACAATTTATACTCATCAATGCATTTCGTTGTAAATCGCTGTTTTGGTCATTTGTTGATACACGGATGTACCCTATTTTCATTGCTTTTTATCCTCATAAAATGATGAAAATATGAAAAATGGAGGCTGATGCGAGTTCCCGTAAAACCTCGGTTTGGTGGAAACGGTGAATTTAGCTAAGGGGGCCTTGCAATCTAACGGTACGGCTATCCTTTAGTCTGACAAGTAGCAGTGGCTATTACATATCCATGCAACCCAATGGAAACAGTATCAGGAAGAGTCCAGGAGTAACCTTGTTTATCCCGCACAATACCGTTTTTTACAACAGTACCAACGGTACCAGTTAGCTTAACGTCTACCGTCGAATACGTTGATGCATGCCGAGCTATCCCGTTAATTTTAACGTTATTTGACAGCGCTGCGCCGGTTCCTGTTGATGGACTAAATGAGTTATAAGCAGCAATCACAGCATTGTTCGCATCGTGTACCGCGAGTGCATAAATTGCGATCATTTGACCGTCTTTGCTATCGGGATCTAAATAAGCATCAGTACCATAGATTTGACGGAAATATTCCGAGAGCTTATTCAAAATGGTCTGGTAATCAGGCGCACTGATGCCCGAAGCTGTCACAGTTGCGGCCAGCCCCAAAGTGTCAAGATTTAACATTATGCCTCGCTTGTTACCGTGGTTTGTCCGTAAAGGGTGTCAATAGTGGCGGTGAAAGTCAGGCGGCGTGTCGTACCGTCATTACGAGTGTCAAATGAAAGGATGGATTTGACACCCTGAGTTTTTAGGATACGGTTGCGAACGGCAAGAATATAAACATCAGAGCGTTGTTTTCCCAAGACGGACTGTACGTATGGCGTACCTTCTTTCATATCTAAGAACCAGTCACCGCGCCATAGTGCCAGCCGGGTTTTAACAGCCTGGGCTACAGCTTCTGGGGAGTTAATCAGAAACGTATTATCCCCCTGGCAGAAACTGTAATCACTATCCGGATCTTCTCGTCGATATCTCACTGGGGACCTCCCGTCTTACTTCCACCCGATTGCACTCCACCATGCACATGATTTTTAAGGCTAATCCCTGCTGCTATCACATCGTTACTCACGGTGACCGGACCTTGCATCGTTGCCGTACCACCACCCGCACCCATACCCTGCGATAAGTTACTGTTAATGGTGACGTTGCCATTCAGGATGATGTCAGGTGATGTAATTTCGGTACCAGCATTTGCAGTAGCAATAAGCTTTGCCGGTGTGATAACCGTGACGTTATGGCTACCGGGATCAAGTTCGATATACGCCGCGCCATCATCACTTCTCAGTTGTGCGGTACTTGTGCTAATCCCTGATATTTTCTTTGCCTGTGATTGCGGACCGATGATGGCAAAAGCATCAGATAAACTGTGCTGGCGTTCGTCTGCCGGTTCTTGTACACCACCCGATTGCCACCAGAAATCAATACAGCGATCGGCAAATACTACCAGACATTCATCACCGGCTTTTACCGGGAAGGTTAATGTCACTCCTCCGCCTCTTGGAAATATAACAGGCACATCTACAAGCAGGGGTAAAGATACCGAGGTAGTTTTCCCCTCCTGATCAGCAATACCGCTTTTAATTGCAGGCTGAACAACGCACGTTACCGCATCAACGTTAAAGGATTGAATAATGCCGGGTATCGCTACTCTAAGCTGAGAAGAGAGAGAATGATTGATGGCTTTCAGGGTTTCGGATAAATCGCCGGTTCTTGATTCTGTTGATACTGGCATGTGAAAACTCCAATAAAAAAGCCGCAGTTAAGCGGCTTAATTGTTAGCTTGTGATAGATTATTTCTTAAGGTAGAGATTAAGCAAAAACATAATGATAGGCATAGCAATTGAGAATACTAATATACTTAGAAACCAAACCTTAGCACCATCTATTCGTTTGTCTACAACACTAATTTTTTCAGACAATGATAATTCAACGGATTGAACTTTATTGCTTAATGATGTTTCAACGGATTGGATTCTGTTGCTTAATGTGGATTCAACGGATTGAATCTTATTGTTCAATGATGATTCAACGGATTGAATTTTATTGTTCAATGATGATTCAACCGACTGAATTTTATTACTTAACGATGATTCAACTGACTGAATTTTATTACTTAACGATGATTCAACTGACTGAATTTTATTATTTAACGATAACTCGGTAGCTTGAATCTTCCCAAGCAAAGAAGGCTCCATTTCTGCTATTTTTTTAGAGGTTGCAGATATATCTTTTTTCGCTTCCCTGAAATCTAGCTTGATCTCGTCAATAGATTTTTTGATGTGTTCAACATCAGACTCAAGTCTTGCTACACGAGCTTCCAACATATCTCCACCTCCACCGTTTCCGCTACCATGACTTACAGTTTCAGGCAAATGGTCATTTAGTGGCGTATGGGCAGATGACCATCGGCCATTAGAAAATCGCACGCCATCAATGACAGAATTTTCATTATTCATTATATGCCTCCTGTGGGATTATTCTAAAGTAGGCTTCTGATTTATGAATAGTCTCGTCAGGCATATCAGCACGGGCTATAGAACATTTTATTATATGAATACCGGTATTTATTATTCTAATTGAAACCGAAGCACTCAAAAACCCAGGCACATCTGTTGGTTCTGCTTCAAGGTCATCAGCGGTTACTGATATCTTTGCGGGTATTTCTTCCGCTCGACCATGCAGAATTGTTGTGCCGTTGCTGTCCGTAATATCTACAGAAATTAGATAGTCTTTAGATTGGTGCAGCCCAACAAAAGCGACAGCAATAGTGATTTTTGTTTCAGCAGGTAATGCGGCACACCGAAAACTGAGGATCGGCGCCTCTCTACCTTTAGCATCTTTTGTCGCCGGAAAAATGAACGCTATTTTCTCTGAATTCATTCAAACCTCACTTCCCACTTACCGCTTTTACATTTGCAAGAAAAGCTTCTTGAACTTCTTTATTATTTGGGTTTAACGATAAGTTGCCGTTCTCATCAATAATTATCTTCCCCTCACCTATTGCGGTTCCATGAACAGATGCTTTCGTGATCCGCATTAGAATTTTATCAGGAGGCGCAGTAAAGTAACGCATCGCTCTTGCTAACCGAGTCATAGCTTCCTCCTAACGTTATGAAATTAAAGTAAATAGATGTTTAGCGGTTATCAAATTGCGATATCACTAGTGTGATAATAGTTCGATTGAACCGCTAGTTCAACGCATTTAAGCAGCATAGCTGATCAAATATCAGGATTTTCAAAAGACTTGACTGACGTATATTCATTATGCTTCACCAAAGTTCCTTCGATAGTCAGCGTAGCTTTTTCATTGGAAATAAGAATGCTGATAACTCTCAGCAAAGAAATGATCACTCTTAATTTACTGGCATAGGAGCCATTGAACGTTACTGTCCAAACCGGTATTCACCATAAAACTCTCCAAAGCGGTTAGTGATGAGCTTCTTACTGATTTAAAAAACCTTATTCCCGAAGAAGAAAGAAGAATATCCACTATCGTCAGAACAGGTGACTCTGTTAACGTCATGTCAGTTGTACAAGCGGTTATTGTTGAGATCATTCACTCAAAACCCGCATGTCTCATGATCGCCTCGATACTGTGCGCATGGATTAAAGCCAAACATGGGAAGAAGGTAAAAATTAAGAAAAATGGTGTCACTATGGAGTTTAAAAACCTAACATCCGCCGATCTTGCTAAAACATTAGAGCAAGAACCGGGGATTGAACTGGCCGTGGAGGAAAACAAGGAACTCCAGTCCTCTACAGAAAAATGAGACGCAAAGCCCGTAAAGGGCTTTTATAGCTTAATCCGCTACTTTCTTACAAGGAAAAGAGCCGATGATTTTAGGCGCATCCATAGCGTTTTGCAGTAACTGGACGTTCAGCCACGCTTTACCATTACGCTTGATAAACTGGAAGCCGTACATGTTGCCGTCGCGGGCAGGCATGAGGCCCATGTCTGTTTTTACCTGATCCCAGTCATCTTTTTCTTTCAGAAATGTAATTTTCTGAGAAGTAACTTTTTCACCGTTTACTCGCGTCCAACCATCATTACCCGCATGGAGCGTATACCCACCGCATTGCAGGTCAGCTAAAGCTGAACCACTTATCAAAAGCCCAAGCATAACTGCTAATTGGCTTACCTTTACAACCGTCAT